ACTATGAAATGACATTGAGAGAGGTTATTATAGCTATGCAAGGTTATAATAACCAATTTGAAATAGAACAGCAATTTGAGTGGGAAAGAGCCAGGTGGCAAACAACACTTTTATTAAATGTTCATACAGCTAAAGGCAAATCAATTAAGCCTAAAGATTTGATTGAATTTCCTTGGGAGAATGATAATCCAAAACCAACCAAAAGAAGTTTATCAGAAGTTGACAAGTCAATTTTTGACAAATGGGATAAAGAGTAAATAATGGCATTAGGTAAACTGAATTTAAAACTTGGCATTGATGTAAGTAATCTTGAAAAAGAACTTGGCAAGGTTGAGCGTGCGATGTCAAGATTTGGCGGACAAATGCAATCTATCGGCAGCACTATGACACAGTCTATTACTCTGCCATTGCTTGGTGTCGGTGCAGCTTCATTGAAAGCATTTGCCGACATGGAGAAGTTGGAGAATGGATTGATTGCCATAATGGGTACAAGTGAAGGAGCAAAGGATGAATTAGATAAACTTCGTAAAGTTGCAGAAAATCCTGGTCTTGCATTGCCTCAAGTTGTACAGGCTTCTGCCTCTTTACAATCAGTAGGAATGTCTGCCGATGCTGCAAGGGAAACTATAACACAGTTTGGTAATGCCGTAGCGAGATCGGGAGGAGGTGCAGAACAGTTTAGCGGAGTTACATTAGCTTTAAGTCAGATAAGCGCGGTTGGTAAAGTTACACAGGAAGACCTTAATCAGATAAAAGAAAGGCTACCGGAGTTTGCCAGAGTAATGAAAGAGGAATTTGGAACGGTGACTGCGGAAGGAATAAACGCAATAGGTGTAAGTAGTGAAGATTTTATTACGCGCTCTGTATCTGCATTAGCAAAGTTAGAAAGGGCGCAAGGTGGATTAGGGAATACATTTGATAATTTAAAAGATAATGTAACGGCATCTTTGGCTGAGTTTGGCAAGGCTATAAACGAATCATTAAATTTACAAGCCGTTGCAGAAAGTTTAAGTAAATATATTCAAGGTTTAGTAGATGGATTTAAAAATCTTACACCAGAAGTCCAAGGCTTTATAGTTAAGGCTGCTTTAGTGGCTGCATCTATCGGGCCCATTATATTTATAGTAGGAAAATTAATAAGTACATACGGTGCTTTAGCAGGAGCCTCAAAATTAATAGTACAAGCAATAGGAAATATAAGTAAAGCATTTAGCTATTTAGCTGCCAATCCAATGATTTTAGTAGTTACTGCCTTAATTGCTGCTATTGGTGCTATTGCATTATATGTTTATGATAACTGGCAAGCCTTCACAGATAGATTTAAAAACATTTGGATAAACATTAAAAACTCCGTAATGGAAGGAGTAGCTAATGTTTTAAAAAATATTGATTATCTACAGAAAGCATTAGGATTAAATTTATTTAATCTTGATGGTTTAACATCTTATCAAAAGGAACAAAGAATAGTAGCTACAGAGTTTAAAAGTATTGGAGATACAGTTGATAGTTTAAAAGGCAAACTTGCTTCATTATTTACAACTGGTGCAAAAGCAACTGGTGGCGGTGGAGGTATTACTGTACCAACTTTGCCGACAGAACCAAGTGCTACTACTCCAACAGGTGGAGGTGGTGGTGGAGCAGGTTCTGCTGCCTCAATGGGTGCAGGTTTAGGTGTTATAGGAATTTTACCGACATTAGATTTACTTCCAGATAAATTAGAAAGTGTTTCGGCTGCAAATGAAAGATTAAAACAAACAAATGAAGATGTAGCTAACTCTTTTACTAAAATTACGCCTGCTATAAAATCTGTTGAGGATTTATTAAGTCCATTGCAAAAATCACTTGTTATGGGTATTGAGGCATTTGCAAATTTAGCAGAAAGTGGTTTTAAGAGCATGAAAGAATTAGCCGCAGCAGTTAGGCAAAGCATAGCGGTTATTATTGGAGATATGATTAAGGTTTTTGTTGCTAAAGCATTAGCAGGTTTACCTCCTACTCCATTTTTATTAGCCATCGCGCCTGCTATTGCAGGTTTAGCTGGTTCATTAGGAAAAAGTCTTATAATGAAAATAGGTGCTCCAAAGTTAGCCGAAGGAGGCTTGGCTACCGGACCAACTATGGCATTAGTAGGAGATAACAGAAACGCAAGAGTTGATCCAGAAGTAATTGCTCCTTTGTCAAAGTTAAAATCAATGATGGGAGACATGGGCATGGGCGGAGTTTTGGAAACAAGGATAAGCGGAAATGATTTAATTATATTGTTAAATAGGTCTCAAAAGGGATTAAGTAGAATACAATAATGGCTGTAAGGTTTGAAACGACTGTATATAATGAGAAAGGCAGAAAGATTAATGTTGCTATAAAAGACAATGTTTTTTCTGGCATGACTTATAGTTTTGATACTATTTCTTTGTCATTACAATACGATAGCGAAAGCCAGCAAGGACAAGAAAGATTTACACCTATTATTGGATCTTCATTAAATTTATCTTTATTAATTAATAATAACGATTTACAAACATTACTTCTTGATATTGGATTAGCGGTTGAAGGGAGGTTTACAATAGATTTAACTGCTTATGAGGATGATAATACGACAGTATCTTTTAATTGGTATGGTTATATAGTTACAGATTTAGTGCAATTTGAGGATGTGCCTTTGTCTATTGGATATGTTGCTCAAATATCTGCTATTGATGGATTAGGATGGCTAAAAACATTGGATTACAAAAGTGCAGTAGGGCCTTACAATGGGCAAGACACAGTAGTACAACATATTTTAAACTGCCTCAATCAATTAGATTTTGTACAAACTGAACTGGTAGCAAATAGCTTGCCAGTGCTGCACACTGTTTTTAACTGGCATGAAAGCACATTAACATATAGTGCAAATAATGATTTTGCTTTAAAAACTGCAATACAACACAGGGCTTTTTATCACATTGATACTAAGAAAAATTATATTTATCAAAGTTGCTATGATGTAATTAAAAAGATATGTCAAGCACTGGGAGCAAGAATTATATTTAGTGGTAGTCAATATTGGTTTATTCAGATTAACCAATATGCTAACAATCCATCATCATTACGTTATTTTAAATATAGTGCTTTAGGTGTACAAACATCTGGCACTTTTACTGATGACTTTACTTTATCTAACGTACAAGGTAATTTAGGAAGTAGTGATTTAATGAGATTAAGTGGTGGTAAATGGACTTATTACTCGGCTTTAAAAAATGCTTTAATACGTTATAATCATAATGCTAAAAAGAATTTAATGCCTGGTGTGGTTTATAACTACATTACAAATACAGATCCTGTTATAGTTAGAACAGATACATTAGATAGTACAAACAATGAAGCTAAACTTAGCTATACAGGAATGTTATATCAAAGGTCTATTTGGTCAACTGGAGGAGGTTTTGTGCCTCATATATTTGTATATGCTGTAAAGGTAGCATCTATTATTGATTACATACCATTGATGGGTTTTAATATATTACAAACCTGGACACTTGGAAGTGGATGGAGTATATTAAATGGTAGTTTATTTGCTACTACAGTTACAGGAGTAGTTGAATGGACAGGCAGCGCGGTTGTTTCTAATAGATATTATTACGTTACTATAAAAGTAGGAACTTTGCAGCAAGGTGAATTAAGATTACGCATTGGTGGAGTTACTAAAACTATAACTACTGAAGGGGATTACGAGTATAAAATTTATACAACAAATACAGATGCTTTTAAATTAGATTCTATATCAGCTTTAAAATTTACTGGTGTTATTGATAATTTGCAAGTTAAACAAGAAAGTAAATATTTAAAAAGACCAGTCACTTTTACTAATGGTTTTAATTATCAGTTAGGTGCAGCAAGTTGGGAAAGTAGCTTTTATGAATGGGAATTTGTAACAGACATTATAAATTTAGATGGCACTGAAATTAATAACAAAACTATTTCATTTGACACTTTAGCTATTCCAGAAACAGGAGAATATGTTTGGGAGATGCGTCTTAAAGAAGTTAGGGATGAAAGTGGCACAGATATAAAAGCAGATTATGTCATTGAATATTATTTGACTAATAATTATTTAGAATTTCTACCAGATGGTACTATACAAGGTCAATCAGATTTAAAAGAATTTGCAAGTGATAATGATGATAAATCATCTGTTGTCTGCAATCTTGATACCTACCTTGGAGATGGGCCTTCTGCCACTACTACCGGAGGACTTAGAATATTAAATGCCTCAAGTATTTATGTACCATCAAGTGCATGGAAAATAGGTAACACTGGTACTGCTAAAAATGTTAGTCAATTATTAGTTAATGAAATTATACGCGGACAGCTCACACCAAAGTTACGCATGGTTGATATGCCATTCCAAAATTTATCAGTTGACAATCCTTACCTTCCTCACAAGGTCATAGAATATTCATCCGGATATTACGTTTTCGAAAGAGGTAGTTTTGATTTAAAAACAGAGATTTGGCAGGGTGATTACTTTAAAATAGAATTGGATGCCTAACTATACAGAACGCACAGTATTATCTAAACCTCGCGACTTTGCCGACGTTGCAAACAATGCAGGCAGTGGCGGTGTAGTAAATAATAATGTCACAGAAACAATAAATAATGTTACAGTAAATGGCTCTGCCGTATCAATATTCAATCAAGAATTTATTGCAGCTTCATCCAATGTTTTAACCTGGACACAAAATAATGGAGTCTTGCCAGTTACTAATTTAAATGCTGCTATTCATGTTTACCAGAATGGTCAGAAATTAATAGATAGTCAATATAGTATAACGGCACCTGCTACTATTACCATAGATTCTAACACACATTACGATGGAAGTAATTACATTGTATTTGCAATAAACATAATATAATGGAAGAGATAAAAGCACCAAAGAAAGAAAGAAAGTTTTTAAAAGCCGTTGGAAACATTGCCAAGGTGTTAGCCAATGAATTAGTAATGGGAATAGCAAGAAAGTTTATAGGCAAAGCCATTGACAAAGTAGGCAACAAAAAACAAGGACTTGTAATTGCTTTTCTTTTGGTGGCAGGAATATCTTATGCCTCTATTGATTCAATACCCTACCCAGTCACAGGCAATAAGCAAAGATTAGGATGGCAGACAACGGGCAATGGTTTAGTGTACAGAGGTAGAGCGACAGACACAATAACAAAGCCTACAAGCTATGCAGATAAAAATGTAAAAGCTTATCTTATCCTTGATTCTGTTAGCGGTTCTTTATATGTATTTAAGCAAGGTTCATGGGCAGCCATTAGTGGTGCAGGAGGAGGTTTAACTATGCCTTTTGATTCTATTACCTTTAACACTGCCAAGGATGGCACGGTGGGAGTGGGCGAAGTAGAATACAATGACACGCAAGGAAGTTTGATTCAAGGATTAAAGGGAGGTAATGTTACAAATGTTATTGGACAACAATTACACCAACGTGTTAATAATCGCACGGGTTCAACTTTGACAAAGGGAACTGCGGTTTATTTGTCTGGAAGTCAGGGAAATAGAATAACCGTTGCAAAAGCATTAGGCGTTACCGATGCCTTTTCGGCTAATACTTTTGGCATAGTTGCCGAAAGCATAGCGAACAATCAAAGCGGATATATAATAACAGAGGGATTAATAACGGGAATTAATACATCCTCATTAGTAGAGGATTCAGCTGTTTATCTTTCGCCAACGGTTGCGGGTGGTTTAACATCAACAAAGCCGCAAGCACCACAACACACGGTATATATTGGCGTATGTGTAAAAAGTAATGCTGGTTCTGGAGAATTGTTTGTTAAGATTCGTAATGGTCAAGAATTAGACGAATTACACGATGTCCGTATAACATCGCCAGTAAATAAAGCCTCATTATATTATTTAAGTAGTGAAGGTGTTTGGAGGGACACAACGCCAACACTTTTAGTAAGTGATACGGCTTCCATGTTAGCCAACTATGCCACTAAAGCATACGCAGACACAAGCGGCAGATTTTATGCAAGGCAAGATTTTAGAAATGTATCATCAAGCACTTTAACCTGGACGCAAACAGATACTTTAGTAGTGAACGATACAACATCTTTACAAGTATATAGAAATGGTCAAATATTGTTGCCAAGTCAATACACTGTACCCACAAAAACATCTGTTGTAATTGGCTCAACTGCATATAAATTAGGTGAGAATTATACAGTTATATTTCCCCGTGGTGGTGGAGGTGGTGGAAGTGGCAGCGGATCACTTACCTCAATATCTGGAGGTACTGGCATTACAGTATCACCAAATCCAATCACAACCACAGGCACAGTCTCGGCAGACTTATCTGTATTAATGGAGTTAACAGATACAAGCTTACTTAACCTTACTACAAGGTTTGCGACTAAACAAAACAATATTACTTTAACTACAACAGGAACAAGCGGAGCTGCTACCTTAACCGGTGCAACTTTGAACATTCCTCAATACAGTGGAGGAGGCAGCGGCACAGTCACCAGTGTAGGTAGTGGTTACGGATTACTTGGTGGGCCTATAACAACAAGCGGTACACTACGCGTTGACACATCCACAGTCTATGACTTTGTAAGAGATAGTATTGTAGCAGTTGAAATAGGAGGAGATACAATAAAAATAATTAAACAGGAATACGAAAATGTTACAAGTGACACTTTAGTATTTACTATACTCCCTAAATTCCCTATTCAATTAAGGCAGTTTATTTTGCTTTTTCGAAATGGGCAGTTATTACTCAATGACCAGTTTTCCGTTATTGACACAAACAAGGTAAAGGTAGCAGCCACATCTTTTAAAGTTGGCGAAAATTACACCTTAGTCACAGTTAGCGGCATCGGCTCTGTTTCCTCTGGGCAAGGTAATCCAATCTATCCAGAGGCAGGCATAGCCCTATCAACAGGCACAACATGGACAACATCTATTGTAAATAATTCAAGTAATTGGAATACAGCATATACAGATAGGTTAAAATGGGATGGAGGTAGCACTGATTTAGTAGCAGCGACAGGCAGAACAAGTTTAGGAGGTACTACCATTGGACAATCAATGTTTACCTTAACAAATCCTTCTGCTATTACCTTTCCAAGGTTCAATGCTGATAACTCTGTTACGGCATTATCTGCTGCTAATTTTCGTACTGCCATTGGCGCAGGAACTGTAACAACTGTTACGGCAGCCGCAGGCACTCCGATAAGCATAACTAATAATACAACAACTCCAGAACTTACAATAAATGCTGCATCTGCAAGTGTGCCAGGTTATTTGTTATCTGCGGATTGGACTACATTTAATAACAAACAAGCTGCTTTAGATTTTACCCCAGCAAATAGCACAATCACCATAGGAACAAACGCACCGTTACAAGGTGGAGGCGATTTAACGGCTAATAGAACTTTGTCAATAACACAAGCGACTTCAACCGCAAATGGATTTTTAACTTCAACTGATTGGAATACCTTTAATAATAAAGTCAATATATCCGATACGTCAACAATGTTATCTCCGTATTTTCGAGATGCTGATACATCTTCATTAAACCTTACAACAAGATTTGCGTCAAAACAAAATAATTTAACACTTACTACAACAGGAACAAGCGGAGCTGCAACATTGGTTGGTAGTACCTTAAACATTCCACAATACAGCGGAGGCGGTGGAGGCTCTGGCACTGTAACAAGTGTAGGCTTAACTGCTCCTTCTATATTTAACGTAGGTGGTTCACCTGTTACAACAAGCGGCACTTTGGCATTGACATATAGCGGCACTGCTTTACCTTTATTAAATGGTGGTACAGGTGCAACGACTGCCGATGCTGCATTGACTAATTTAGGAGTTACAACAGTTGGTAAGGCATTGTTAGTAGCTGATAATAGTGTTAGTGATAAATTTATAAAAGTTAATGCAAATAAAACAATAACACTTTTAACTGCAGCTGATACCAGAACGGCTATCGGGGCAACTACCTTAGGTTCTAATTTATTTACATTAAATGGAATAGGAACAATAGCATTTCCTCAAGTAAACGCAAACAATACCGTAACATTAATATCTGATACGCAGTTAAAAAATGTAATTGGAGCAGGAAGCGTTTCAAGTGTTGCAATGACTGTTCCTACATTTCTTTCAGTATCTGGCAGCCCTATAACAACAACCGGCACTTTAGCAGTATCACTTAGTGGTGTTCCATTACCCGTTTTAAATGGAGGTACGGGAGGAGCAAATGAGACAGATGCAAGAAATAATTTAGGTGCAGCGTGTAAGTCGTGTACGGAGACATTGACAGGTACAAAAACCTTTAGTAGTGATATTATTGTTAATGGTATAAATATAGGTAAAGGCGCTTCATCAATATCTTCTAATACACGAGTAGGTATAGGTGCTTTATCAAGTATAACTACAGGGGTAAATAATACGGCTATTGGAAATGGTTCAGGTGACCTTATTACAACAGGTGAAAGCAATACATTTTTAGGTTCTGATGCTGGTTTTAATATAACTACAGGAAGTTATAATACTGTTATAGGGCATAATAGTAGACCATCTGCAAATAATAGCACATTACAATTAATTGTTGGACATAATTTACTTGGAAAAGGAAATTCAACTGCTTACATAGGTGGGTCAAGTGGTGTTTATAATGAAAAAAATGTTACAACATGGGAAACTACATCTGATATAAGATTAAAAAAGAATATTGAATTTTACTACGAAGGATTAAATAAAATTAATCAAATTGAAGTTAAAAATTATGAATATAAAACTAAAGAAGAAGTTATTGATTCATTAAAATTATCTGTAATTGAAAGAAAAGGAATACAAATTGGTGTTATTGCACAAGAATATCAAAAAATATTTCCAGAATCTGTATCTACTAATAGCACAGGTATTTTATCTATAAATACAGATAATTTAATTTGGCATTTAGTAAATTCAGTTAAAGAATTATCAAATGAATTAAATAATTTAAAACTTGAAATTCTAAATCTTAAAAAAGAAAAATAATGAAACAACTCCTTCCCCTTTTCCTCTTCCTTTTGCCTTGCCTTGCATGGGCACAGTATCCAAGCAATGGCAATCAAAAGATAACGCTTGGAGAACAGAGTACTGCCGACGGGCTTATTTGGCGGGGCGTACTTGCGGACACAGGTATCATTACCCCGTCAAGTGATACAAGCGCTTATATCATTCTCGATACCGTAAATCATAGGTTTTACAATTACAACCGTGCTACAAATGTTTGGAGCGTGGCAGGAGGAGGTACTGCGGTTACAACCTTTAGCGGTGGTTCAACAGGGTTAACCCCAAACACGGCAACAAGTGGAGCGATAACATTGGGCGGAACTTTGGCGGTGGCAAATGGTGGAACGGGAAGCGCAACTCAAAACTTTGTGGATTTGACAAATACACAAACGGTGAACGGGGCAAAGACTTTTACAAACTCTGCTACTTTTAATTCAACATTTACAGGAAATCCAAGTTCAGGTTCTTCGGATGTTTTTAAATTTAAAACAACAGGAAATACAGGTAATGGAGTATTATATTCATACTCAGATGGTACTGGTGTTGCAAATGGTATAGGTAGTAACTTGTCTGTTTCGTCAGGAGGTTCTTTAACCAGACCAAATACTTCTTTAGGTGCATGGGCGATAGATATGGATAATAGAACCAACCCATCTATACAATTTTATTACATTAATCCAAGTGGTACTTTTAGTATTCCTTTTAAAATAGATTCATTTAGTAATGTGGGTATTGGTACAGGTACTATAACTGAAAGACTCCACGTTATCGGAAATGGCAGATTTACGGCAGTTGGCGCTGGTACATTTTCAAATAATTTAAATATTACATCAACTGGAGTATTAACAACTGCTACATCTGATGCAAAATATAAGTATAATATAAGACCTTTAAATTATGGCTTAGAAACATTATTACAATTAAATCCTGTAAATTTCCAATGGATAGAAGGTGAAGAAGAAGATTTAGGATTTATAGCTCAAGACGTCGCAGAAATAATACCAGAGGCAGTAAATACAAATTGGAACTCTGATTTATTATTTCGTTATGAATCTTTAATTCCTATCCTTACAAAAGCCATCCAAGAGCAACAAGCCTTTATTAAAGCCCTTGAACAAAGAATTATTAACCTCGAAAATAAATAAAATGAGATACCTATTTTTATTCCTTCCCTTGTTTTCCTTTGCGCAAGACGTTGTAAAGGATACTGTTTACATTCAAAAGCAAGGCAACATTTATTACATTATTCAGCAGACTACTTTGTCTGATAGCACTGTCACAGGCTCAAAGCAAATATTGGGCGATTCTGCAACTGCGATTCAAAGCCTTGTTACCGATGCAGAAAGACAAAGTAACACGTTGGCTATTCATGCAAAGCCTATTATCACAAAAGGCAAAGCCGTACAAAGGATAAATTATTACAATGACTTGCACGTTCAAATAAGTGGTAAGCCTGTCTATTTTACAACGGCTCAAAGAGACACGGCAAAGTTTTTGGGAGACTGGAAATTAAATTTTAACGGTGAAATTATTGATGGTAAGATTGAGTTAAATGTAAACAAACGTTTAATCTTTAATCCAGACAATGGCAAGGTTTACACCATTTCAACCAACTTACTTTTATCTACATTTACTAATCAAGTTTCCTTTGCCTTTAACGGTGTTAAATACGACTTGTACAAATATGCTGATGGCAAATTTGCAACCGTAGATGGAGATGTGAGGTTAATAAAAATTGAATAATGAAAGCAGTTATCTACAACATTTTTAAACTTGGTTACGATGGCATTGCCTATTCCATTTGCTGCGGAGTGCTATTCTCGTTTTTCTTACCCATCAAACATTTCTTGATTTTTACAATCTTTGTAGTTTTTGCAGACACGGTCACGGGAATCATGGCGGCAAGGAAAAGGGGAGAGGCGATAACAAGCAAAGGGCTTTATCGCACATCTCAAAAGGTGGTAACCTATTTCTGCGGTATAATGATTTTTCACGGGGCAAGTATTACTTTCCAACTTCCATCGCAGATAACCTATTCTGTCAGCTTCATTATTGCAGCCACTGAATTGTTTAGTATTTCGGAAAACATTAAATCCATAACTGGAACAAATATTGGTACAATTATTCTTAGATTTTTCAGACGTTAAAACAAAATAAAATGGAAACTAATTTTAAAGAAGTTTTAAAAAATGCAGATACAATTTCCAGTCCTTTAGGTTCGGTGAGTTGTTACGCTTTTAATTTTGCAGAACTTGCACAAGAGGTAAATGTACTTCTTACTGATGATGGAAAGAAGGTCAAATTTACATGGCGCGAGTACATTAAACTGGCTCAAATCATTTGGGATAAAATTAAAGAAACAAGCCGCGAATGTGCTGGGAAGGAGATTTCGGTGAGTTTACCACCCAAATTTTCTATTATTTCAGCTGCTTTTTCGCTCATCGGGTTTAAATTATAGGCGCAGACAGAATCGCTACCTTAGTGCCGAGGGGAGTTGATTAATTTCTTCTCCCCTTAAAAATATAAAATATGAAAGCAAATGAATTTTTAATATGCCTTGATGCCGGGCATGGTGGCATGAGAAACGGAACGGGCCCAGAGAAATATGTTACCTATCCTTCAAAGTGCTACCAACATCGCACAGGCAAGTTTCATTCCTATGGATGGTTTTTTGAGGGAGTGTTTAATCGCTCATTAGCTAACTATTTAGAGCAGTACCTTCTTGACTATGGCTTTAAAGTTAAAAAGATATACGAGCCTATCAATGACACAACATTGAATAAACGCTGCCAACTTGCCAACTCCTACGCATCTGTAGCTAAACACTCTGTCCTTGTTTCCATACATGGCAATGCAGCCGCAGCAACAACTGCCAGAGGATGGGAGATATTTACATCACCAGGAGAAACGAAAGCGGATCTCCTTGCGACTTGCATCGGGGAGCAAGTAAAAACTGCTACACCAGGCTGGGTGCATAGAGCTGATTATTTAGATGGAGATTTGGATAGGGAGGCAAGGTTTACCATGCTTACCAATGTGTCAATGCCTGCGGTGTTGTCGGAGAATGGATTCTTTACCAATTATTCTGATGCAGGATTAATGATTGATTTGTCTTGGCAGCAAAGTATTGCTAAAGCGCACGCAAAGGGCATCTTAGACTACGCTGTGCAGCAAGGTGTAGTGTGGGAATAAAAAAGGCGCAAGTATCTCTCTTGCGCCTCTTAAACACCTTAAACATCAACAAACACTA